CACCGTCACGCTCGACAACAGCGACGGCGAGCTCACGCCTGGCGGCTCCGGCACCTACGCCAACGTTGACTGGCTCACCTCGGGCCTGTTCCTTGAGGCCACCGTCGACAGCGTCAGCGTGTCCGTGTTCCACGGCGTCATCACTGACTTTGCGATGACGGATGACGGCAACGGCAACAGCGCCGTGACTCTCACCGCCCTCGACGTGTTCCAGGTCGTCGGCCGGCAAGAATCGTTCACGTATTCGATGACAAACACGTCGACCGCTGACCAGCTGTACGACATGACCTCGCCGCACCTGTTGAGCAACGCCACAAAAGTGCCGACAATCGGCTACCCAACAATGCGCACCTATTGGGAAGAGCTGAACGCCTCGACCGAAAGCGTGGCGCACGACCTGCCAACGTCGGCTGGCAAGGTGGTCCTCGGTGACGTCATCAACAACTCGGTGATGCCAAACGAACAAACTGTGGCTTTCCCGACAATCCTCGACAATGACGGCACCTACGTCGCCAACGACTCGTGGGTCGGGTTCACCGTCGACGGCCTGGCACGGGCCGGCGTGTACGCCACCGGCGACGTGTTCCTGTTCACCGAGGCCGACCCGATGCCGACCGGGCAGCTGCCTTTCCGTTCGCTGGTCCGTGACTTTCACACCGACCTGATCACGAACGCTGCGAACATCACAGCGCTCAACGCCGGCACCGAACAGACCTACAGCGACGAGGACTCGCAGGAACGCTACGGGGCACGCACACGCGTCTACCAGACAACGTCGACCGACGACGCCCAGGCGCTCTACACGGCGCAGCTGTGGGTCAACCGGTACTCGTACAAAGAAACGTTCGACATGACAGCGGCGGCGCTACAGGTGAGCGACAGCATGGTGCAATCCCGCAACGCCGACGTGGCGAAGTGGCGTGGCCTGCTCGATGTCACCGTCGGCTGGTGGAACACCGCCAGCGTGTCGTACACGCCGACCGGCGGCACCTCCCGCACCGACCAGGTCGTCACCGTCGGCCGCACCATCGACGCCACACCCGCCGACACGACCGTCACGCTCCGGCTACGCCCGCAATCCGTGTACCTCGCCTTCATCCTTGACGACACGGAACGCGGCGTGCTCGACACGAACAAACTAGGATGACACCGTGACCAGTCCCTTTCCTTTCGTCGCCGGCGCAACATTGACCGCAGCCGAGCTCAACGCAATCGGTGAAAATCAAACAGACTGGACGCCCTCGTTCGCTGCCGGCGTCACCGTCGGCAACGGCACCGTGTCTGGCAACTACCAGCAGATCAACGAGCTCATTGTGGTCCAAGGCTCCTTTGTGCTCGGCAGCACCTCGGCGATTACCGGCGAGGTTCGTGTCGATCTGCCAGTCGATGCCGTCAACACGTTCGAGCTGTCCAACAGCACGTTTGTGCAAATCCTCGACACGTCAGCCAGCCGGTATTTCCGAGGCTCCGGCCGTGCCCAAAACGCCACCGAGGTTCGCCTGCGAGTGTTGATCGCTGAAACAGGCAGCAGCGACTACGTCTACGCCAAAGCGCTCAGCAGCAGCATCCCGATGACCTGGGCCAGCGGCGACCGGCTTGAGTGGCTTTCGATCTACAGGACCGCATGATGATTGATCTGACCGACGATCTCGATCCCGACGACGTTCCCGACGAATGGCTGCTTGAGCGTATGCGGCTGCACCGTAACGCCCTGCTTGCCGCCTCGGACTGGACACAAGCAGCCGACGACCCGACCGGAAACGCCGCCGCCTGGGCCGCCTACCGGCAACAGCTCCGAGACGCGCCTGCCAACTGGACGCCCGGCCCGACCTGGACACCACCCGAGGCACCATGATGGACCGGCTGCGAGCTCATCCCGGCCGGCTCCAGGCCGTCATCGTCGCTGCCGTAGCGCTCATCACAGCGTTCGGCGTGAACTGGTCAGCCGAGCAGGTCGCCTCGGTCACGGCGTTCTCAGCGGCCGTGATTGCGTTGCTGCTCGAACCGCCGACCAGAACAGAACGGTGACCCGCCTCGGCGGCCGACCGCCCGCACCGCTCGTTCAGTTCGCCGAGTGGTCGAAGCGTGGCCGCTGGTGGCCGACCAGCGTGCGCCAACCCGGCCCGGCCGCCGCTGTCGTCGTTCACCACACCGTCACCGCCACATCGAGGTTCCCTGCCCAGGACGCGCAGCGTGTCGAAAACGTGATCTGGGACCGCCGCTGGACTGCCCGCTTTTCGTCGCTGCCCTATTCGTACCTGCTGCACCCTGACGGCACCATCCTTGAAGGTCGCGGCGTCAAGTTCCGCAACGCAGCCAACCGAGCCACCCGGCCCGACGTGAAACTGTCGAACGGCAACACGCTCAGCGTCGCGCTGATCGGCGACTACCGTGAAGGCCGTGACGCTGTCACGCCAGCGCAGCGCCGCTCGTTCAACTGGCTCACCCGCCAGCTCTCAAACGAAAACCATTTGGGCCATTGGCGCAGCGTCGTCGCTCACGGCGCACTTTCGTACACCGAATGCCCGGCCGAAGCTCTCGCCGGCCTTCAACAAACAAACACGATCACAGACCTTGAGGACCACAAAGACATGCTGCACACCGTTGTATCGACCACAAACGGCAAGGTATGGGCCTGCTCAAACGGCAAAGCCCGCCCGATCTCGAACACCGAGAACTGGCTTGCCACGTTCGACGGGCCGATCATCCGAGCCGACTTTGCCGAGCACGTCGTGCCTGACCTGTACGACGTCATCGCCTAACATGCCGACATGCAGGTTTGGGTCGCTCTCATCACCGGCGCGTTCTCACTCGGCGGCATCGCCCTCGCCTCGTTGCTTCAGCTTCGCAACCTGCGCGCCGAAAACACGGCACAGCACGGCGAAAGCCGGCAACTGCTCGGCCGGCTCGATGAACGCTCAAAACTGACGTTGGACCGAGTCGACCGGGTAGCGCACCGGCTCGACCACCACCTGGAGGACCACCACCGTGTCGAAGGCAGACCAGTTCCGACAGACAATGGTGCCGAGTAGGCGGCCCAACTTCCACGCTGTCACTCGCGACCTCGAAGCCAACGACCCCGAGCTGCTCGCCGCCATCCTCGAAGCGCTCAACGACGACCACCCCAACATTGCACTGATCCAACGCAGCCTGGAAGCCGTCGGCATCGACATGGGCTACTCGTCGGTCGTCAGGTGGCGTGAACATGTCCGCCGCTGAAGAGTTCACGAGGCTCACGGCGCACCGTAACGGGCCGGACCGGCCGCCGCCCGGCTGGGAACCCGGTCACCTCATCAATCACGAGACAGGCGTCGCCGAGTTCACCGGCCTTGCCACCACTGAAGCGATCGACCCTGACGAGGCGACCATCCTTGCCGAGATGCGGCTTGACGCTGGCGAGTGGGCGATCAAGCCCGGCAGCTTGCAGGTGCGCAAGTGGCAGCAGAAGGCGGGCAGCGGCGAGTGGTGCTGGTACTACCGCATTACCGCTGTGCGCCGTTCTAAGGCGTTCGGTGACCTCGACGACCTGATCAGCACGCTACGACGCCGCAAACGCTCACAGCGGCTCTCAGCGGCTCCAGGCGGGCAGGTATGGGCCACGTCGGACTGGCAGGTCGGCAAAGCAGGCACGATCGAGCACGTTTTAGACAGCCTCGGCCAGCTGCCAGCACGCTTCGAGCAGTCATGGCGGCAAGCCGGCAAGCCTGGCGAGATCCTTGTGGCGTTCGGCGGCGACCTGGTCGAGTCATGCAGCCCGAATCATTACGGCGCGCAGCAGCTCTACAGCGTCGAGATGACCGACCGAGAACAACGCGCCGTCGTGCGCGAGGCCGCTATGGCGATCATCGACAAAGCCAGCACCCTCGTCGAAACAGTCACAGTCGCTGCTGTGCCTGGCAATCACGGCGAGAACCGGCACGGCAAACGAGACTCCATCGTCGGTGACAATGTTGACGTCGCTGCGATCGACGATTGCCGCTGGGCCTGCATGGACCTCGAACAGTACGCCGGCGTGTCATGGGCCGTGCCCGGCGATGACTTGACGGTGTGCGTCGAGGTCGACGGGCTGCGTGTCGGACTGTTCCACGGTCACCAGGTCGGCGGGCAGGGTAGAGCTCAGGCATGGCACGACAAGCAGGCAGGCAATCACCGCCCGATCGGTGCCGCTGACCTGCTCATCTCAGGCCACTTTCACTCGTTCCGGTGCGAATGGCTCGGGCCTCGTACCTGGATTCAATGCCCGTCGGAGGATGCGGGCAGCCCGCAGTACGCCGAGACAGCCGGCCCCGGTGCACGCCGGGCAGGTTCCGTGACTGTCGACGTGGTTGAGGGCACCGTTGGTGACGTTCGTGTCGTCTGATCCTTGACGAGTTCTCCACACTGTGTTTGGATAACACTCGCCCAACCGGGCACAGACTGGAGAAAGAAATGAAATACGCACGCATCACCCTGACGGTGGCGTTTGAGGACTACGGCATCGAAAGCCTGTCAGCGCTCGACACCGTCCTGCCGACGCTGCAAGACGAGCTGCCGCCCGAGGTGACCGTCCTCGAGTTTGACGAGCGGCCCATGCTGCTGCTTGTCGACTACGCTGCCGAGAAGGCCGACCAGTGAGCCGCCTACTTGACGCCCTCACCATCGCCGGGTTCATCGTTGCCGGCGTCCTGGCCGTGTACATGCTGGCCGACGTCGCCCTCGACCCGGCTGCCTGCTTTGGGAGCTGCTCATGACCGACCAGCTCGCACAGCTCGCCAAACCTTTCCCGCAGTCCCTGATCCAGAAGAACCCGACCGGGTTTGGCTCATACGTCAAACACAGCGTGGTGGTCGAAAAGCTGCTGGCCGTGGTCGGCCCGTTCGACTTCCGCATCGTGCGCGAGATTCGAGACGCCGATACCGGCCACATTTGCGGCGTCATCGGCGAACTCTCGGTCGAGATTGACGGCCGCCTCACGACGGTGCAGGACGCCGGTGACTGTGAACGGCCCGAGAACTGGCCGCACGACGGCGCACGCCTCAAAGACGCAGTCAGCGACTCGCTCAAACGATGCGCCGCCCGCATCGGCGTCGGAACCCACCTTTGGAGCGCTGACCAGTTTCGACTCGACCGTGCCCTCGACCGGCAGGCAGGTGCAGCATGATCTGTCACAACTGCGGCGGCGAAAACCGGCACATCGCCTGGTGCAACCAGTACCGGCCTCAGGTGATCTACAGCAACACGACACCGAGGGCACGCAACACCGACCCGGCAACGTCACACCAGGCAGCTGCCACGATCACCCGCACCGCCGTCACCGACACGCAACGCATGATCCTTGACGCGCTCCAGGCGCACGGCCCGCTCACCGACGAGCAACTGTGCCAACGCATCGCCGAGATCGAACGCAAACCGGTGTCGGTGTCCGGTATCCGTACCCGCCGCAGCGAGCTCGTCACCGCCGGCC